TATTTTTGTTTTAGTAGCATCATCAGGGTTGATATCAATAGTTACATCGTCTCCAATACCTAATCCATGATTAGACGCAGTTTCTATTAGAGCAACACTTTGATTTACTTCAAATGGTTCTAGTCCATCACTCAATGATGTAAGTGTTACAATTCTAGTTCCAGATGTATTAAACAAATCATCAGACTGTAAGAAGTATGCATTATCAGTAATCCATGTACCTGTCAAAACCTTGATCTGGACTACGTTTTGAGCAGACGTTCCTTCTAATACTTCAGCAGTAGCAATAGGTGCATTGATACCATCAGTCAAACTTAATGTAGCACCTTTTGTATAAGAACTTCTTTGATCTAGTAAAATATCAAATGTTTTAATTGCAGCAGAGAATGTACCAGTATTATCAAAAGTACCAGTTACATTTTTTAGTACAATTATACTATCATTCTTAACAGTTCCAACAATAGTTCCAGATGCACCAGATGATGGTTGTGATAATGTGTCATCCGCAAATAAGTATGCATTTTGGATGATTGTTAATTTAACAACCTTGTTTTCTTTTGATTGTAAGTAAGATACATCTTTACCTTTTACAGAACTAACAATTGCCTCTGCTTCTGAACCTTGTGTTCCTGTATTGTCAAAATATAACTGTGAGTTGATAGAGAAGTTAGCAGATGTATCTAATACGCTAACACTCTCAACATTACCTTGTTTTACTTCTTCTATTTGTGCAAGGAATCCATCTCCATTACGTGGCATTCCTGCTTGGTAAAAACGTCTTGCTTTTTTAGGAATGTCATTCTGGTTAATATCAGAATTGTAATTACTATCTACAGGAAGAGAATAAAAGTTCTCTCCTAGAATGTATGGATACTGCGGTACTTGATTGCTATCAATAGTAATGAAATAAGCATAAGTTCCTTGCGGAAATTCTGGGGTGGTGCAAAATCTTCCATTGTTTTCATCTAGTGTGCCACTTTTGTGGGTATAGGTGTAATCATTGACAAAAGTTCCAATAGGATAGGTTGTCAAGTCAGGTCCTTCAGAACGATTACCATTGATAGAATAACTAGATGTCATTCTAATAATAGATGACGTAGAATCTAAAGGATCTTGATAACCAAACGCACCATAGATTGGGTTGCCATCATAAGCAAAACCAATAATAGGTGAGTGTGATTTAGATGCTGGTTCTGTTCCAGCACTGTTTAGGTTATCACTGAGAGAAACACGAAGTGCTTTCGGGTTTGCAGCATAACCATAACCATACTCTAATACGTTATTGTAGTTATCAAATACATATCCATTTTCTGTGTCTAATTTAGATTCTAATTTTTTGTATCTGTTAAAATTCCATTCTTTAAGAAGAGGTATACCAGTTGCACCACTACCCACTGGAACTACGTCAACTATTACAGTATTCTGATTATAGAAATTACCCTCTGCAATCTTATTAAATCCAGTAATCTGTCCATCAGTATTAACAACTGCTTCAAACTCAGCAAATCTACCTCTACCAGCATTATCTCTAATTACAACTTGTGGAGGAGAAGAATAAAACTCACCAGCATTATCAAGTATTAAACTTGTTACCTTACCACCAGTTACTACAGCACGAACAACAGCATTTCTACCAGATGTAATTAATATATCTGGAGTTCTAGGAAATACATCAGCAGTATCTACACTTATGCTTTCTACAACTTGTCCTGCTAATATTGCTCTTGCCTTGTTAGGTACTTGATCAATCAATACAAATGGTGGTCTTACATATCCAGTTCCACGAAGATCAACTTTAATTTGTTCTAACTTACCATATCTAATACTTTCTGGATCTTTGTAACCATAGAAAGGTACACCATTCAATCCAATACCAATATCTCTCTTGGGTGTAGGATATGTTTCTGTAGTTCTAGTTGCTTGTTTTCTAATAATACGAAGAAGTTTCTGATCCAATACTGTTTGTGTTACAGTAGAACCATCTAAAATTTTATGTGATGGAAAACTAGAACTAGCAATGTAATAATACTGATCATCTGCAAGTATAGCAGATACATTTGTTGGTACTTGATCTAATGATGTAGCAACTGCAGATAAGGTAGGAACATTAACTGATGCACCAGTCCCTAATATCCATCTAGTCTGGTTTGTACCTACATTTACAATCTTAGAATCAGAAGTCTCAAAACCAGGATTAGATACTTGTATCTTATCTCCTATAAAAGAGTATGGTTGTGGATCTGATGGTTGTAAATTATAAACGATACCCATTGTCAACAACGTGACACCAGATCCTGCTATTGTAACTGGTTTGTATACTGGTGTACCAATATCATGCTGTACAGCAGTCTGTGCTAATCTATTGTCAATAATAAATTGACCCACAGTCTTATCACTGAACGTAATTGTCTCATCACCAATCAATACTGATCCTGTATTATCCCAACCAGTAGTAGAGAATACATCAATCCTATCTCCTTTAGACTTAGTGCCTGTTAATACTTTCTCAAGTTGAGTCTTAGTTGAGACACCAAATACACCATTAACTGTCTCTGGTGCTAAAACTATGTTATAGATTACCTCATCATCTCTAGTTCCATCTGCATATACATTGTCTACAACAGCATCTGCATAGTCATACTCTTCTGTATCAGATTGAACTATTTTCTTTCCTACTAAACTTTTTACATCACCAGATATAACTTTACACTTAAGTGCATATACATTTATCCAATCTGCATTAGATGCTTTGTATGTAAAGTCTCTTGGTTTGTATACCTCAGGTTGTACAATTTTTCTTGGTCTTGTATTGTCAACAAGTTGCATATAACCTTCGTCACCATCAAGACCTGACATGTAACGATGATAAGCACAATAATAGTAAATCTTATTAGACTCACCAACATCCATCATAAATTCTGGTTTAAATTCATTATCGTAATTTGTTTTAACACCTAGTACAGGTTTACTGTTAGTGTATAATTGACCACCAAGTAATGTGCCCTCTCTAGTGGTACTAAACTTCATAGGATGACCATCTGGATGGATAGGCATCGGTAAGTTAGAAGGATCAGATTGATTCCATATGATTTGCCAGTTTTGGAAGATCCTTATTCCTTCTGGTGCAAAATAATATTTGCCATACTCAAAGTCTCCAAATAACTGTGGCAACTTACCAAAGTTAATGTAGAAAATACCATTAGGAAATGTGTATATTGTACTAGCAGTAAATGTAGATCCTGTAGTACCAGTAACACTATCTCCAAGAGAAAAAGTGCTGGATACTTGTCTTAGATATACTCGTGTAATTACATTCTGATCATTTCTAACAATCTTAGCAATCTCACCACTAGCAGTGGTAGTTTTAATTCTATCACCAACTAAGAATTGACCATTTGGACTTGTAACGTCTATAGCAATGTTATCAAACTCAGATTTTATAAACCATTCAAACTGTGCTAAGTTAGTACGATCAAGAGGATCAAAATCTTTATCAATAAGACTATTAAAAACAAACTTAATAGAACTATCAGTTCCTTTTGCCTTATAAAAATTCTGTATGTTTTTTATTAATGTTCTCTTATCAACACTACCTCTAAGATATTTCTCAGGAAAAGAACCTAGATACTGCTTCTCAAAATTCTTAACAAATGCATATAAGAAAAGATTACTGATATTATAAACTTTTTGACCAGCAACATGTGGAGATGCAGTTGTAGTCTCAAATTGAGTCTCATGATACAAATCACCAAGTTTTGTGTTACCACTAACACCTCGTGTGCAACCTTGTAGTGTAGTATCAGTTCTAGTTGCGTAAAATATTATCTCGTCATCTATTCTGACATATCCGTCTGCCTTTGGAAAACTCGTTGCATCTTGTAATACAATTGTGTCGCTAGTATCAGTGATACTAACATCCAAAGTATCAAACTGTCTAAGTAAGTTTTGTTCATAGTAATCAATGTCTGCGTATTTTTGAAGATTGCTAATAACATCTAACGTACCACCCTGTACCTCCTGTGCCTCATAATACTTTTCTATGAACTTAGTAAAAAGTTCATATTCTGTACTAATAAACTCAGGAAGTTGAGTTTCTATTAGAGTCGAGATTCGCTTTGTCTTAGCAGCAACCATTTACTTACTCTTTATATGCAGTGAAGGATGAATTAGCAACGTCAACGTCAAGATATACTTCACGCATTGCTTTTATATCGTTTGATAGAGGTTTTACTCTTAGTGAAATACGATTATCAAAGAAACTACCTTTAATAATTGTTAAGGCATACATCTTTAACTCACCTTTTACATAATCAATGTCACCGATATCACTGTCAAGGACAACCTTCTCACCAGTTATGGTATCTAGTCTATATAGGACAATTTTCTTATCTCTATCTTCAACGTAGACATCAAAATTAGGATACTCCGTCACCCTAAAACCAGTAGATGACAAGACTGGATCATCACAGTCTTCATCAAAGGCATTTTGGAAACATACCTCATAATAAAAGGTAGAATTTAGAGAAGGATAGAAATCTTTTCTCATTGTGATACTGGTGAGATTAGAATTAATAGATTTATCTGCATCATCAATTACACCCACCATCTTACTATATCTAAACTTACCATTAAACTTCTCAGTATCACTAGTATCAAGATAAGACTGTACACTACCAATCACCTTGTCTCTAATCTGTGATGTTGTTTGATCTGTCATATCACCGTTATAGTAAATCTTACTTGTAAGCTCAACAAACAGAATAGAAGGATCTATTAATTTTGGTTCTACAGATGCAACAACATATTTCTTTAATTCTTGTACAATACTATTCTTTGTGAGTGATGTTAGGTAACTTGCATCTTTTGGTTTTAATGCAATAAAAACTTTTCCATATTCTGGTGGTTCTTGATCTTCTCCACCAAAAATAATGATATCACTTGTTGCTGGATATACTTTTCTTACAATTGCTTCATAGTCCTGTGCGGTCACTGCACGCTCCTGTGTGCCGTATGCCTTAGGAGCAGTATATTTTATCTTCTGTGTGCTTTCTATCTCTTCGCCACCCGCAGAGGCAACAGTAGAGGTAATAGATGTGGTAATATTACTAGGAGTTACACCATTAGGGTTCTCTAGTACACCAGAAAAGACAAATGTACGAACTCCGTTGCTCTCAGGACCTGCTGTTGTTAAATATGATACTTCAATACGTGCATTGTTCTCTAGTTTCTTACCTAGAACTCCATCACCCATAAGAATCTCATATCTCTGATCCTCAATCTCATCAAGGAAGAATACTTTTGATGTAGCATCAACACCTAGAATGTTATCTGCAACTAGATATGGTTCACTGAAGCTACCTCCAGTAGGAAATACTTTTACTCTAATTGTATTAGTATCAATATTTTCATTATCAAGAATAAACTTTTGACTCTTTAATGAAGAGTTAACAGTGAATGTATTAACAAGTTGTGTTCCTTCTTTAACTTCAACATTAGTAAAGGTTGCAACATCGTTAATCACTTGTGCTTTTACATCATCAGTTACAACATACTGATACACGTTATTGTCAAAAGACGAAATAAATCCTGTTCCTTTCTTCAGGAGAAGTTCTGTATCAGTTGTTGGATTGCCATAAGTTGCAGTAAATGAAACATATGCTGTAGGAGATGTAGCACTCTTGGGTCTGTACCCTAGTTGCTTTGCAATCGCCACTACGTTGTCTCTCAAGGTAGCAGAATCAATGAATAGTTCATTGACTACCATGTTAGTGTTAAACGCCGTGTAGTAGGTATTATAGGCAAGTGTATCAATTAAGGTTGCTAATGCCGATCCTTCAAAATCATAGTCAGTAAATTCCGACTGCGCTCTCATATACTCTTTGAGAGATGATTTGATGTCATCAAAATCTAAATTGGATACCTGAGTGTATGGCATTATCTTGTACGCTCTAGAATGAACTCTACTGCTACTGGTATGTCGTCTCTTCCAACAATGGTGTATTCAACTTCTACGTTGTAACCATTATTGTCAAAATCTGGTTCACATTCAATTAGTGTTACAGATACTCTTCGTTCATAGCGATTAATTGCTTCTCTAATTTCTTGCTTAATCGTACCAGCAGATGCATAATCTAATGGTTCAAACAACATGTTCTGAACATCACAACCGAACTCAGGTTGAAATGGTCTTTCACCTTTTCTAGTAAGCAAGATACTTTGTATCGCTTGAACTATTGCAGCTTTATCCTTCACCTGCACCAAGTCATCGGTAACAGGATGTTTCTTGAACGTAACACTCAAATCTTTGAATGTCTGAAAGGTTGGCATTTAGACACAGCAATAGGCTGCTATTATTTATCCCCTTTTCCCCGAAACTTAGTATACTCGTCAATGAATTCCTTCTTTCTCTTCATCTCAAACAATTCTCTATCGTCATTCTTCTCAATTCTATCCATAAGAGGTTGAGCATCATACTCTGAGATGAGTTTCTTACCACTCTTGATAAATTCTTCTGATTTGTCTACTTTAATTACCATGATACTCCTCCTGTTACTTGTATTTATAAATGCGGATCTGTCGCGGACTTCTCGTTAGGTGTTTCCCAGAAGTAATCGTCAGTATCACCTAATCGTCCCCAGTTCGTTCCTGACTCTACTTGATATTCTATAGTAGAAACCTTAAAGTCTGGTGTCTTGGGTTCTTGTGGAGTGATAGAGAGGTCATAGAGACGCATCCTGTTGTTAGGATACAATGCATACTGTCCATTCTCTAATTGTATGCAGTTATGACTCTTGTGCTCCTGTGGAACCTCACTCACATTATTATCCACGATATCAATATTCACATGGTAGTTATCTAAAGTAAACAGATACTGCCCATGTATCAACCCGTGGTCTCTTGTCCGTATCTCAGCATCCATAGAAGATATAAAACCTTTATTAATAGCCATCACACCATAATCCATACAATTCCAAAAATGTAGGTTATG